CCTTCGTTTCTTTCTAATATTATTTATAAGATAGTCAAACTGAAGTCGGCTGTCAAGGTGGTGGTTACGATTCATCTCATTTACTTGAAATATAGTGTCCATAAAGAAAGATAGACCACGATTCACGATAAAAGGCGAATATTTCCTCTCATCTTGTGGAGTAAGCATTACATTCTCTTTGGTTTCGTTAATCGCTTTTAGGTAATCAAATGGACTCATAATACTATTATACCATATTAAAATGTTTTGTCAAGACCTAATCTTGCCATGTTGGCATCTCTACCAATGTACAAGTAATACCACATTTACTTAAAACATATTCAAATTGGTTTTCGTGTACCAATTTTTCTTTCTTCCAATTATCTTGATGTTTTAATAGTTTATGCCAACAAAGAATTCTCAATTCATGAAATATTTCTTTTTGATCTTCTTCTTTGAGAGTTTTATTGAGTTCTTCATTTATTTCATTTTGTTTCATCATGTAGGTTAATGCTATTACTGTTGTAGCTAATTTATACCATCCAGTTTTTGTTTCATAACAATATACACCATTAAGACTATTGTGATGTTCTACACTAGAACGTAATTTATCTTCATATGCGGGGGTTTCATAATCACAAAATACTTCACCAGTTTTCTTCCCAATTTCTGCTTGTTCTATTCTATCTTCTACAGCTTCAATTGCTCTTCTTACAGTACCACTAGATAACATATGAACATCTTTTCCAATCACTCTATTAGATGTAGTGGCAACAATCTGACCAGAATTATAGAATTCATTTTCCATAAAATGTTCAAAATCTGCACGATTTGTTGGATCTTTCTTTTTTTTCTGTGGGGGATTGAGTAAATTCCCCAGTAATATAAATTCTGCATCAGTAAAATCTTCAGTTTCTTCTGCTGGTACATCTTGTACTCTCAATGTAACTGCTTTATCTGCTTTGTATGCACCCTGAGTAGTTTGATTTCCATCTGTAATAATATCACTATAAAATTTACCCCTATATGTAACATCATGGAGCATCACTACTGGATCACACCCCACTATGTGTTCATGTATAACCCCATCTTCATTTTTTTTAACACAATCTACAGGGCAGGGGTCAGTTATACCCCCTGCATCATTAATAAAACCAGTAATATCTTTAATTAAATCACTTCGATCTTTAAACCGACTTTGAATACGATCACCATCTATAATTTTTTTCATGAGATCTGAAATTTTCACTTTTGATCGAATAGGAAATTCTTGATTTTTAATTTGATTAGCAAGATTCTGAACTTTTTCTAGATCTGGTTCATTTGTTTTCACAGGAATTCCATTTGATTTATTATAGGACATAGGATCGTTTCTAGCGTCCAATTCTGTTAAAATTTTATATTCCAAATTAGTTAAATCTGTTGTATTAGTTGTTACATAGTTCAAAATTTCATACCTCCATCTAGAATTTGGGTCAGTAAAGTCAAGCAAAAAATCTTCTTGTTTAGATGAAAAAAGATAGCCATCTCTCGGATAACCTTGATGTTTACCCCTATACCATCTTCCACTATCAAGATTAGTCCAACAATAAATAAAACCGACACACCTTTCGGGCGGAAGATTTTCATTTAAATTAGTTTCTACAACTTGTGGAACTAAATCATGATCCCAAAGTTTTTGTTGTTTTTTCATTGTTCTTTCTACTTTTCTTTTTTCTCTTCTAGTATCACTCATTATCTATCTCATTAAATTTACAAATGAATGAGAATCTTTTCTCATTCTCTACCTATATTATACCAAAGCTGGCTCAATTTGTCAAGTTTTTTCTGCGCCATTTTGCATTATTTTATGGCCAACGCCCCAACGAATGAGTGGTTTCTCCAAAATGGTTGAATTGTCGTGAACCCAGCGAAAGATACCATGAGCTCAAGTTCTTTCCATGTGAGGGGTTTCATGATGTTTCTAAGGGTTTTTTCCTTGTCCATGATGTCTTCTGTGTCAAAAGATTTTCGTTTGTAATCGTAGTAATTGAACGTAATCATGTCCTGTACCAAGGCACTTTCACAGATAGTTTTTTCTGCAAAAATGAAAGCTCCACCAGTATTCAATCCATGATAGATATTTTCAATGACAGCTTTTCTATCTTTCTTTGGCATAAATTGTAGAGTGAAAATAGAAGTAATCAGATTACAATTTGAAAATTGGAACTTGCGAATATCTTTCATTACAAATTCTACACTATTAAAACCCGCAGTATTCAATTCCTTTGTACGATCTTTCAAATCTTGTTTGAAGCCATCCGCGACTTCAACTCCGAAATATTGTGCCGTAGGAGAATGATCGCTATTATACTCCATCATGGCTTTCGTTAGCTTTCCTGTAGAACATCCGATATCAATTATATTAGTATCATCTTCTACGAAATAACGTGAAAGGCTAACTACGTCTTCCAACAAGTTTGAGTAACCACGAATAGATTGTTCAATGTGATTATCAAACCCTTCCTGCCTGTGTGCAAAAGTAAAATCAGCCATTGGTCAACTCCTTATAAGGTTTTAGTACTTTCTTGTATATTGAATCTGCTATTGCTTTCATCATCAATGGTGGCACCATTCTGCCCATGCGTTCAGACCTCTGCTCCCACTTTCCAGTAAGTTTAAAATCTTCTGGTAACGCCATGGCTCTACGAGATTCACATAATGCAAGTCTTCGCATTTCACTCCAATGGATACAACCACCAGAAGCCGTGATGGTAGGCGCTGGTTTGAATCTTGAAATTCTTTTCATATTAAAGTGATGTCCTTTTGGATGATAATCACATCCAGTTAATACTTTTTTAGGGTCAAGTGGCATTTTTGATGCAGTTTCAAAATGAGAACCTTTTGTAAAAGATTCTGTTAACTTTTTTATTTCTTCTTTATCATACTCTAGATCACTAAATGCATTTCCACAAGTAATAACTTCACTAGATTTTTCTGGAAATATACTAGCAATATTGAGAGAGGTAAGACCAATCGCATCAGTTACATCTTTACGGACTGCAATAAAAATAACTCTCTTTCTTGTTTGGGGCACTCCATAATGAGATGAATCTAGCAACATAGAAGATACGTTATAACCAATCTTTTCAAACTCTACATTAATCTTGTAGTAGTAATTTTTAGCTTCACCCATTAACAAACCAGACACATTCTCAGCAACAATAACTTTAGGCTGAATATCTTTTGCAACTCTGATAAACTCAAAAAATAAGTCTTCAATATTTTCTACCTTCTTACCATCAGAATAATTTTTAGTTTTACCAAACCCACTAGAATGACCTCCACCGTGTACTACAGCACCAGCCATAGAGAAAGCAGAACATGGTGGTGAACCATCTAGAAGATCAACTTCTCCTGCTCCAATATTGGCAGCATCCAAAAGTTCATGTCTACCTTCTAAATGAAGCTTTTTTATATCATCTGGAAGTATGGGAGTGTTTGGATAATTTTCATGGTATGTATTTCTGGCCTCTTCTACGAATTCATTGATACATAAAATTTTACCACCCGCCAACCGATATCCAGTAGACGAACCACCACCACCGGCAAAGGTAGATATTACATTGAACTTATTTTGTGCTTCACCATCGTACACATCTTGTAATGTATATTTCTGATAGTCTGCGGAAATGGGTTTTGCATCCACCACATGCTTGACATAATCTTCAGAAAATATAGCCGGATCTGATATGTCTGGCATTATTTTGACATCTGGTTTTTTAATTTCTTCTGCGAGATAATCATCTTCAAATGGTAAAGTTTGAAATTGTGGTTTCATATTAAAAACTCCTCTAAAGTGTTTGAATTGGTCTTTGAAGTATTTAGCCCGTGCCAATCCCTACATACATCCATTATTCTACTTCTATTTTTAAAATTGATTTTCTTGTTGGGCAGTAATGATTCAAACAAGTTTACTATACCAGAATCTATTTGTAAGTTCAAGTGATTTTTAATCTTTCCTATTTTCTTAAATTCATCAAATGCATTTCTTACATGATGTTTCTGAAATGGTTTGTTGACTTCATCCCAGCTCTTACTGTAGAAAAACTCTTTCACTGATTCTGTAAGATATGGAGTAACAAAAACTTTATCATGATCATCTGCCACTCTCTTGTGCCAGTTGTAACCTGCACACATTTCTGGACTAAAATAATTGTCTCTAAACTTATCAAATAATTCTTGTGTGTGCTTGTAATGTATTTGTGCTTTTTTACTTATACCATAGTAACCATCTGCAGCCCAACCAGACAAAACATACTTCTGTTTTATTTCTGGATACACATATAAAAATGGATAAACACATTCAAAATGGGTTTTCTTCTTACAATCTAATTGAACCAATCGGTGCCAATCCTCAGCCAAGTTCTTGGTAGGTACTTCAATTCCTGTGAAGGGCCAGTTGAATATTTCTGCAATTTCTTTGGCCTTTTGAAAATCATATGATGGATGAGTATCCAGACAAAAACTATAGGCGTGAACTTTTTTACCAAGACGTTCAGCTGCAAATCCAACTGAAATAGAATCTACTCCACCAGACAACAACACTGCACAGTCATCGTCTGGTACATCTATTTCATTCATTAATAATTCAGCAATCATATAGGTAATATCGCAGACTGTGGTTTGATCTTTTTTAGTTTTGGATTAACAAGTTCTTTTACAGCAGAATTTGGGGATTTTCCTGAATGCGGAGAGGATGCCATGAGCTCGAGTATAATTTTCATTATTTCATAAATACCAGTTCCCTGTTCCATTATAGTTCTGTTTACATTAATAGGATCATAACCAAGATATTCAATCATTTTTTTGGGTAATAATTTTATATCAGGCCGAGAAAAACTATACGCTAAATCATTAACCCATCTTAAAATCTCTGGATGTTTAAATGCCATTACAGCATTAGCTCCCAATTCTTCAGCAAGTTCCACAAACAAATGACCCGATCCTTTATGATTCTTTTTATCTGGATCAATCTTATCTGCATAAAATTTTTGTTTAATTATAGTTTTAGCTCTATCTTGATCTAGTTTAAGATGGCTAAACTCAGGTTTGTTCATAACAGCGGGAACATCTTTATACATAAAAACAGATATAGAACCTAATAGAGTATCTGCACCATCTCCTTGTATCAAATCAGTATTTTCAACATTAGCTTTTTCTAAACATAATTTAAATATCAGATAATACACCAAATCAAATGTTGTTGTAATATTTTTCCCTCTCAGAAAGTGGTGGTCTGTATACATGCATGACCGCATAGTATCTAAAATTTCCTCTAACCCCACAAAAATTTGATTCTGATTGATCCCCAATTTATATGCAGTATCTTTAGATACTTCAATATCTTTAGTATCTTGGACACAACCAACTGTAATTGAATCTTTTAGCCCAAAGTGCTTTTTTAAAATACAACCCAGCACCATAGAATCTACACCACCAGATAACATTAAAACTGGTGGTTTGTCTTTGAATTTCCTATTATTTTTTATGATACCAATTAAATCATCAATATATTTTTTACAAGCTTCATCATATCCTTTTGCTGTAAGCTCAAATTCTACTGTATCTCGGAGTTCTTCTAATTTATATCGTTGCTTTTTCATTTGAATGCACATTCCACCATAATTTCAGTTAGACAGGCCACCATATTGATTTCTTGGTCTGCCACGAATGCCGACTTATATTGGTAGTCAGCGATGATTAACACAGCCTGAGGGACAGACTGAGGTTTCAAATGTTGATGAAAATTGTCATACAACTTACGAAACAACTTCGCGGTATCTTGATCCATATTCTGGTTCACCCACTTACGAACTTCAGAAAACTTTTTACCTCTCAAGCCACTGACAAGTTCTGCAAGATTAATCTCATTAAGATTGGTGAGTATGCCAGTATCAATTACTCCTGACACAGAATATCGTTGTAACTCATTTAACACTCTCCGAAAATCTGGAAAGTATTTCATGATGAGTTCAGCCAAAACTTTACGTTCAAACTTTACTTCTTCTTTCTCAAGAATACCTTCACATAATTTGAGATAGTTCTCAGCAATCTTTGGTTTCTCATTATTTGGAATTATAAAATCAAAGACAGCACAGCGAGAGTGAATGGGATCAATAATACGACTACGATAATTACAAGTAAAAATAAAAGAAACATTGTTTCCAAATCTCTCAAT